ATAGATGGCAAATTGTCATTCTTAGATGCCCAAAAATTATTTATTGAAACACTGGCTAGAGATGGTGAGGTCTTGGTTAGACATATCACCTCAAACAATCCGAATGACCCTTATCGCATCCAGTTTTTAGATGCTGATTATTTAGACGAAGAAGAAAACAAGATTCTAAACAATGGTCAAGAAATTATTATGGGTGTCAAGTTAGACAAATACAAAAAACCAGTTAGCTACTACTTATTTAAAGAACATCCACATAACAAACAATTTGGCAGACACGACAGAACACACATCGAAGTACCAGCCGAAGATATTATTCATGCTTATCAACTAGATAGACCAGAACAGACTAGAGGTTTACCATTTATGACGACAGCCTTAAATAGATTGAAGATGCTGGATGGTTATGAAGAAGCAGAATTAGTTGCAGCACGTGTGGGTGCATCTAAAATGGGCTTCATAACAAGCCCACATGGCGATGGGTTTGTCGGTGAAGATACTGAGGATGACTACACACCAATTATGAACGCTGAAGCTGGCACTTTTGAACAATTACCAGAAGGTATGAGTGTGCAAACATTTGACCCACAACACCCAACATCAGGATTCGATGCTTTTCACAAATCAATTATGCGTGGTATTGCATCAGGTTTAGGGGTTTCTTATGTGTCATTAGCTAACAACCTAGAAGGTGTGAATTATTCATCAATTAGGCAAGGCACACTAGAAGAACGAGATAATTATAGGATTCTGCAAAGATTTATGATTGACCATTTTATTGAGCCAGTCTTTCAAAAGTGGCTACTACAAACTATGTCGTTCAAAAATGGCTTTTTATTGCCACCAGATAAATACGATAAATTTGCTGATAATGTTGAATTTAATCCTAGAAGTTGGGGTTGGATTGACCCAGTTAAGGAAGTCAAAGCCAATGTCGATGGTCTTAATGCAGGTGTTGTGACCATGCAAGACATCCAAGCTAATTATGGTCGTGATGTGGAAGAATTATTTGAGCAACACCAGCGAGAAGAAGAATTAGCAAAACAATACGATATCAAAACTGCATATCAGCCATTTGGCGCACAAAAAATGCCAATCGATGCTGAAATACAAAGTGATGGGGATGAAGATGAGCAAGGGCAGTAAACAAAGACCTAAAGATGTGAAACAGGAACAATTCGACAAGAATTGGGACAAAATATTTGGTAAAAAGAAGAAAAATGGCAAGCTATAAACCAACAGCAGGTATGAAAACCGAAGCTCAGAAGGGCTTAGATTGGCGAAGAGAGCATGGCAGAGGTGGTACAGCAGTAGGTATCGCTAGGGCTAGAGACATCGTGAGTGGTAAAAATCTATCAGAATCTACTGTGAAAAGAATGTATAGCTTCTTCTCACGACATGAGGTTGACAAACAGGGCGAAGGATTTACCCCAGATGAAGATGGTTTTCCGTCTAATGGTCGTATTGCATGGGCATTATGGGGTGGCGATGCAGGTTTTAGGTGGTCAAAAACGATTGTAGATAGACTTAAGAAAGAAGATGATGGTAGAATGGCAGAAGATATGGACAATAAAGTAGAAAGACATATTAAAGATGTGCGTGAAACAGAAGATTCATACATAGTTGAATTCGGTAAATCTATGCCAGAAGAAAACGATGAAGCAAGACCTTTCGACCACGAAGATGAAGAAGAAAGAGCTGCTCCCGATGCTTTAAAAGTCGGTGACTTCGTTTCGTGGAATACAGCAGGTGGTCGTGCTAGAGGTAAGATTGAAAGTATAGAAAGAGATGGCACTATTAATATCCCTGATAGTGATTTTACAGTAACAGGTTCAGAAGATGACCCTGCTGCATTAATACGTGTGTATCGTGGTGGTGAGGAAAGCGATACATTGGTCGGTCACAAATTTTCAACACTTACAAAAATAAATCCCATCAGAGAAAACGATGACGATGAAAGAAGTCTCGATAAAGAAGAGATTGACCAAATAGCAGAAGAAGAATATGTCGCACAAGCAAATGAAGATGTGTTGAGATTCTACGCTGAAGAAAACCTACAAAGGGCTTTCCAGTTCGATAGAAACAAAATAGACGAAGAAAACAGAACAATTATGATTGGTGTCTCAAGCGAAGAACCTGTCGAAAGAAGATTCGGCATGGAAGTATTGGGACACAATGAAGATGAAATCGATATGGCTTTCATGTCACAAGGCAGAAGCCCATTACTACTCGACCACGATGCGACTAAGCAAATCGGTGTAGTCGAAGAGTTTGGTATCGATGCAGAAAACAAAAGAACAGTAGCTAAAGTACGCTTCTCTAAAAACCAAATGGCTGATGAAGTCTACAGAGACGTGCTTGATGGCATACGACAAAACATATCTGTTGGCTACCAAGTCAATAGTATGGCAAAAGAGGAAGAAGAGAGAGATGGTGTTCCCGTCTATAGAGTTAATTCTTGGTCACCTCTGGAAGTAAGTGCTGTATCCATTCCAGCAGACCAAAGTAGGCTAGTCGGCTTTGCTAGGTCTAAGGAGAAAAAGGCACAAATTAAGATTAACCCAAATTCTAAACAGGACAGAAAAATGGAAAATAAAGTCGAAGAGACAAAAACTCCAGAAGTGAACGTTGAGGATATGAAGAGAGACTTCGCTAAAGAAGCAAAAGCTATTATTGATTTAGGTGTACAACACAATAAAAGAGATTTAGCTAATGAAGCTATAGCAAACGGAGCTTCTCTTGCACAATTCAGAGGAACACTTTTAGAGACAATCGCTAACGATAAGCCACTTGATTTACCATCAAATGTGGATATGAATAAAAATGAGCAAAGAAGCTACAGCTTACTTAAAGCTGTTTCTGAAGCTGCTCAAGGCAAACTATCAGGACTAGAAAAAGAAGTTTCTGATGAAATCGCAGCAAGAACTGGTAAAGCAGCTAGAGGTTTCTATATGCCAACTAATATAAATTTCAGAACCAATCAGGTTGTTGGAACAAATAATGTTGGTGGATTCCTTAAGCCTACAGACCATCTTGGCGATGAGTTCATCGAAGCTCTTAAGGCAAACTTAGTCGTAGCTCAAGCAGGTGCAAGAACCTTACAGGGCTTACAAGGTGACGTGCAGATACCAAAAATGTCAGCAGAAACATCAAACGTATCATTCGTTGGTGAAGATGCAGCTCCGTCAGAAGGTAATGCAACTTTTGCACAAGTCACAATGTCACCTAAGACATTGGCTTGCCAACTTGATATTTCAAGAAAACTTATGCTTCAATCAGACCCTTCAATCGAAGCTGTACTCAGAAATGATGTTATCGCTTCTTTTGCAAGAAAGATTGACGAAGTAGCACTAGAAGGTGGTGGTTCAAACGAACCTTCAGGTATTATTGCTTCAGCAACAGGTAATGTTGTTGCTATTGGTACAAATGGTGGTGCAATTTCTTATGCAAATTGTGTGGATATGGTCGAAGCTGTTGAGGTTGATAATGCAATCCTTAACGATGCTTCTACAAAGTTTGTCGGTAACCCTAAAGTTACAGCTAACTTAAGAACTATATCAAAGCAATCATCAGGTGTTGAAGGTAACTTCATTCTTGGCGAAGATAACAGAATCTTAGGTTATGACTACCTATCAAGTACATTAGTACCAAGCGACCTTTCAAAAGGTACAGGTAGCAACCTATCTGCTTTAATCTTTGGTGACTTCTCACAACTAATGCTTGGGTTCTACTCAGGTGTTGATGTGATTGTTGACCCATACACAGGTTCAAACGCAGGTACAACAAGATTAGCTTTCTTCCAAGATTTCGATGTAGCATTGAGATATGACGATAGCTTCTCAGTAATTAAAGATATTGTTACATAATAATATTTGAGATTATTTTAGGGCTACTTCGGTAGCCCTTTTTTTATGTATAATAAAATCTATGGATAATAAGAAAGTAAAATTCGCATTTAACCAAACTGCTCACTATAAGGGCAAAAGATATCAGTCTGGTGATTTAGTAGAAATGCCAGTTGAAGATGCTGACAAGTTAAAAAATTTAAACTTTGGCAATGTAGATAAACCTAAAGCAAGCAAAAAGAATAAGGAGAAAGCATGAGAGCAATAGCAACAAGAACAGTTTATTACGATTCAAATAAATACGAAGCTGGGGATGTCATAGAATGTAGCGATAGAGACTTCGATAAGATTTTACAACCTCTAGGCTGTGAAGCATACGAAGAACCAAAAAGCAAAACAACCAAAACTGACAGAGCAGTAAAAGAAGTAACTGAAAGAGCAGACGATTAATGGCATTAGAAACAGCACAAGATTTACTTAATTTCTTTGACACCGAAACACATGGTGTCACAGCTAGTATTTCTATCGATGGCACAAGTTCAAGTATTTCAGTCATACTGAACAACGAATATTTCGCTATTGCAGGTGAATCTGTGGATATCGATGGCACACAACCAGTGGTCACTTGTCGTAGCTCAGATGTCACAGGTGTAGATACAGACGATACTATCACTATCAGTTCGGTAACCTACAACATTACAAACATACAACCAGACGGCACAGGGGTGACAGTCTTAATCTTGCAAGACCAATGATTCTGTATAGCGAAAATCAATTAGATACAGCTTGGCAATACGATTGCAAACAACGCACTGCGAAAGGTCGTCATTGGATAAGTCGGGCTGATTACGAAAATTTATTTGTTTTGTATTTTGAAAGTGTTTTGCGTGGCGATGAGCTTATAAAGGTAGACATTTATATACCAGAAGATTTATTATTAGCAATAGACACAGAAATAGAATTTGATGAAGAGGAATTGCATTAATGTTAGATAAACTTAAAAATTTAGTCGGTACAGTAGCACCAGCATTAGGCTCTGCTCTTGGTTCACCTTTAGGTGGGGCAGCCATCAGCATGATTGCCGATAAACTCGGTGTCCCAAACAATCAGCAAGCAGTCGAAAAAGCTATTAGACAAGCAACTCCTGACGAAATGCTTAAGCTTAAAGAAGCTGATAATGAGTTTGAAGTTAAGATGAAAGAACTAGAGGTTGATATCTTTAGATTAGAAGCTGAAGATAAACAAAATGCTAGAGCCACTTTCTCTAAAGACTGGACTACAAAGCTCATGGGCATACTAACACTATCTGGTTTTATGGGTTACATATTCTTAGTTACATTACAACCACCAGAACAGAACTCAGAAGCCTTGATTAACCTTGTGCTTGGTTATTTAGGTGGACTAGCATCAGCAGTCATCTCATTCTATTTCGGTGCATCACAGTCTAAAGACGACTAATGCCCAAGAAAACCAAACTACAATTTAGCAAAGGACATGAACCCACAGCAGGGGTCAATGGCAAAAAAACATCACAAGGTCGTAGGAATTTTGGCAGCTCAACCTTGAACAAACACAAAAGAAGAAACTATAAAAAGTACAGGGGACAGGGTAAATAGTTTAGAATGTTGTAATGGCACACTATCG